ATGTTCGTTAGTAAAAGCAACGGATTTAACGCTAGCGCAGTTTTGGGTAGTGGAAGTTATAATGAAAATAAATCTTCTAAACACATGGAGCTACTAGCTCATAGTATTTTAAAATTAATTTGTAAGGAAGCTGCATCAGAGACGTATCGCGGTGCTCTTGAAACTTTACAAAAAATGATGTCTGAATGTATATATCAAGAAGGCAACGCCTTTGTCATTATGGGAGCTGGAGAACAATTAAAACGTATTAAATATGAAGTTGGTGAAAATAACTTAAAGGTATTCAACGTACACTTTAATAATAATCACGAGTTAGTTAGTTCTGGTGAGCCTGACGTAATATGTTTAAGCAAGCAGGTCTGGGAAAATCTTCTCATTAAACTAAAGCTGGAAAACAATGAAAATGTGTTTTCTGAAACTAAAAAATTATCGAATAAAAATAATGCCGATCAGTTTTTTTAATGCGCTAAAAGAAATGAACAGAACCTTTTCGATAATATAAGAAAAAGTGATTTTCATGTTGGTTTACTTAAGCCAAGTAGTACGCGTAGTGTTATTTTAGAAACGCCGCCAAATGTCTGTATGGAATCACGTAATTCATATGAAAACAAAATAGATGAGATTTCATCTTTGTCAGAGTCAAAGGAACACCCCATAGATATTCAAGAAAAAAAAGATGCGTTTGTGAATGAGTTCAAGGGGATATTATTTGATAAAAATGGAAGGTCTTCAGAGTTTCTACTTAATTTTTATGAATGTTGCTATGAGTTTTTACCAAGAGCGCAGCCTCAGGATAAAATCGAAAGCTATAATTCAGCACTGCAAGCTTTCTCCATCTTTTGTTCATCTACGTTGATACATAATAATATAGGCTTTGATTTCAAATTATTTCCAGAAGTCAAACTGTGTGGGGAAAATCTTGAAACGGTATTCAAATATAAAAATGGCGATGATGTCCGGGAGATAGCCAAAATTAACATTACTCTCCAAAAAGAAGAGGATGGTTTATATAATTTAGGTGGATTGGATTTTAAGGGATGCTTCTTTTCTGGACAGAACTTCAGTAACTATGATATTCAATATGTGAACTGGGGAACGTCATTGTTTGATCTTGATACTCCGTGTATTTTTAATGCGCCTGCTTACAACAAGAGTAATGAAAAATCATTAAAACCTGTGAGCGAAAACGGTTTAAGTGGAGTCTTGACTGATCGTAATAATAAAATAAAACTCATCACGGGCGTGGCACCATTCGATGATATTTTATTTATGGATGATGACTTTGATGATAGTTCCTCTGAGGACGATCCCGTTGAGAATAGTCCTGTTGTGACTAGTCCCGTTGTATCAAGTTCTAAAAGCAGTTTTCAATGATTAATAAATGGCTATTTTTACAAAGAGATAATAACGTAGATTGAAACAATATGTATTATTGATTGATTAAACGGGATTATTTTTTACACTACAACCATTTTGCTGCCACTACCAAAGAAAAAGGGGCTACGCTTTCACGTAACCCCTTGATTTATTTGTTGAGCTGGCGGTGTCTGAATTGGTGCTGTAATTGGTTGAAATATTTATTCTAATGTCTGGTTCAACTTTCCTTAGCTGCCTGAAAGTTTTTTTGATCTTACCCATCAATAATAGGGTTACGGTACACCACGCCTGACTGATGAACTGCGTGCTCAGGGTTACCTCTTCAACATAAAACCGTGGCAGGAGGTCCGGACTGAAAAAACTGCTCAGGACATTATCGGCGGTGGACGCACGGGTAGTCTGTAAACCGAACCGACTGGGGCGCAGTATGTGGCATCTTGTCGTGCTGTTGGAGGAGCTGTGCAAACGTGGTATTAACTTTCGTGCTCTGGCCCAATCTATATTTGCCCAACAATGGGGGGACGAATGCTGTAAAAGTAAAAGAATCTGCGATCTCAAAGTTATTGTGTGATTTTTATGTGAGCAGAAGATATTCATCAGAAACGATTATGTAAATCATTTTATTTTGCCGACGGCCTGATTGTCGAAAGAAAAGAATACGCCCGTATTTCCTGAATAGATTGACTTTTTTATCCAATCACACTTCAGCGCACTGTGTTTAAAAAATGCCTCTTTCTTATGTGGAATATCATCATTTCATCATGATGTCTTTGATGAGCGGTGAACACAATACACTTGCGCTGTCTCTTCAGGATGAATCCCCCGGTCTGGTGCCTGCGGGCTGATGTTGCAGCAGAGCTAAGGTCGCTTAAACGCTACTCAGTATTCACTTTTCAGAGGATGAAATTTATGAACAGGACCAGTCCCTATTATTTTCGCCGCTCAGTACTTTCCTTATTGATATCTGCCTTGATATATGCCCCGCCCGGGATGGCGGCCTTTACTACTAATGTTATTGGTGTGGTAAACGATGAGACTGTAGATGGCAACCAACGAGTAGATGAACGAGGTACAACAAATAACACTCATATTATCAACCATGGCCAGCAGAGTGTTTATGGCGGAGTATCTAATGGAAGTCTTATTGAATCTGGTGGATATCAAGATGTTGGAAGGAATAACAATTATATGGGGCAGTCTAATAATACAACCATTAACGGAGGAAGACAGACAATTCATGACGGGGGCATTTCCACCGGTACGATAATCGACAGTGGCAATCAGGACGTTTATACAGGTGGTATCAGCAATGGAACGACAATTAAGGGTGGTAATTCACACATAAGTGGGGGGACTGCGAATGGAACCATCATTGATGGTGGAGGGCAGACAGTAACAACTCAGGGGCATGTTGATGGTACAACGATAAATAAGTCCGGTTATCAGGACATCACGCAAGGAAGTATGGCAACGAACACAATCATAAATGGTGGACGACAGTATGTTGAACAGAGCACAGTAGGAACAACCACCATTAAAAATGGCGGTGAGCAAAGAGTATATGAAAGCCATGCGCTGGACACGACGATTGAAGGTGGAACTCAGTCTCTGAATAATAAGTCAACGGCAAAAAATACTCAGATCTATTCTGGTGGTACGCAAATTGTTGATTACACCAGCTCCTCGGATGTTATTGAAGTTTATTCCAGTGGCGTGCTTGATGTTAGTGGTGGTACGGCAACAAATGTTACCCAGCACGATGGTGCAATTTTAAAAACAAACACTAACGGTACGACGGTGAGCTGTACGATTAGTGAAGGTGCATTCTCCATCCACAATCACGTGGCAGACAATGTGTTGCTGGAAAACGGTGGTCATTTAGACATAAACGCATATGGTTCGGCAAATAAGACAATTATTAAAGATAAAGGAACAATGTCAGTTTTAACGAATGCTAAAGCTGATGCGACCCGAATAGATAACGGCGGGGTAATGGATGTTACCGGAAACGCGACCAATACCATAATCAATGGTGGTACACAGAATATTAATAATCATGGTATTGCCACGGGTACCAATATCAACGGCGGAACGCAAAATATCAAGAGCGGCGGGAAAGCTGACACGACAATTATATCCTCCGGGAGCCGGCAGGTTGTTGAGAAAGATGGTACGGCAACTGGCAGCAATATTAGCGCCGGAGGCTCGCTGATTGTCTATACCGGCGGTATTGCACATGGGGTTAACCAGGAGACGGGCATTGCTTTAGTTGCCAACACGGGCGCAGGGACTGATATCGAAGGATGAACAAGCTCTCTCACTTCACTATTACCGGAGGTGAAGCTAATTATGTTGTGCTGGAAAATACCGGCGAACTGACGGTAGTGGCTAAAACCTCGGCGAAAAATACTACCATTGATGCTGGCGGTAAGCTGATTGTCCAGAAGGAGGCTAAAACAGATAGCTCCAGACTTAATAATGGTGGCGTTCTGGAGGTTCAGGACGGTGGTGAGGCTAAGCATGTTGAGCAACAATCCGGCGGCGCATTAATTGCTTCCACGACTTCCGGAACACTTATCTAAGGAACCAACAGTTATGGTGATGCTTTCTACATCAGGAATTCAGAAGCTAAAAATGTAGTGCTGGAAAATGCTGGCTCATTAACAGTCGTCACTGGTTCCCGGGCAGTTGATACGATTATTAATGCCAACGGCAAAATGGATGTTTATGGAAAAGATGTTGGCACTGTACTCAATAGTGCTGGCACCCAAACAATATATGCCAGTGCCACTTCTGATAAAGCAAATATCAAAGGTGGCAAGCAAACGGTATATGGATTAGCCACTGAGGCAAATATTGAAAGTGGTGAACAAATTGTTGATGGTGGGTCAACAGATAAAACGCACATCAATGGCGGTACGCAAACCGTTCAGAATTATGGTAAGGCGATCAATACCGATATCGTCTCTGGCCTACAACAAATTATGGCAAACGGGACAGCGGAAGGTTCCATTATTAATGGCGGTTCACAGGTAGTTAATGAGGGCGGTCTGGCTGAAAACTCGGTGCTTAATGACGGCGGCACACTCGATGTGCGGGAGAAAGGCAGCGCAACGGGGATACAGCAGAGTAGCCAGGGCGCTTTGGTTGCAACCACCAGGGCGACGCGGGTCACAGGAACACGCGCGGATGGCGTCGCGTTCAGCATCGAGCAGGGTGCGGCGAACAATATCCTGCTGGCAAATGGCGGCGTGTTAACCGTGGAGTCAGACACCTCTTCTGACAAAACACAGGTCAATACGGGCGGACGGGAGATCGTCAAAACAAAAGCCACTGCGACAGGCACGACGCTCACCGGCGGCGAACAAATCGTCGAGGGGGTGGCGAATGAGACAACGATTAACGACGGCGGAATACAAACAGTTTCAGCTAACGGAGAGGCAATAAAAACAAAGATCAATGAAGGCGGTACGCTGACAGTTAACGATAATGGCAAAGCGACAGATATCGTCCAGAACAGCGGTGCCGCTCTCCAGACGAGCACGGCTAACGGTATTGAAATCAGCGGTACTCACCAGTACGGCACTTTTTCCATTTCCGGCAATTTAGCGACCAATATGTTGCTGGAAAATGGCGGTAATTTATTGGTATTAGCAGGTACCGAAGCTCGCGGCTCCACGGTTGGCAGCGGTGGAGCCGCCAACGGCAGTTATCGCAGCAACGGGCTGGGCGGTCACATTGAAACCGGGATGCGATTTACCGATGGTAACTGGAACCTGACGCCGTATGCATCGTTAACGGGGGTTCACCGCTGATAACCCTGAATATCATTTATCCAATGGCATGGAATCGAAATCAGTCGATACCCGCAGTTTATATCGTGAACTGGGTGCAACGCTGAGTTACAACATGCGTCTGGGGAACGGTATGGAAGTTGAGCCGTGGCTGAAGGCGGCTGTGCGCAAAGAATTTGTCGATGATAACCGGGTGAAAGTGAATAGTGACGGTAATTTCGTCAATGATTTGTCGGGCAGACGTGGAATATACCAGGCAGGTATTAAAGCCTCATTCAGCAGTACGTTAAGCGGGCATCTTGGGGTGGGGTATAGCCATGGTGCCGGTGTGGAATCCCCGTGGAACGGGGTAGCTGGTGTGAACTGGTCGTTCTGACCATCAACGAAAAAGCCCACATCTGTGGGCTTTCATGTCACCAGGAGCCGCGGCTCCTTTGCGTATTCTTTTATGTCTCCTCACCGTCTGGTCGGTGTCCTGCTGAGACTGCTAACTTCCTGTTTTTATTGGTGTTGTCCTTATACCGTCCAATCATGATTGGTGGAGCTGGCGGGAGTTGAACCCGTATCCGAAAAATTCTTAACCAATTGAATATTAATGATTTTTCTAATTTAAAATACCTCACGTGCATTTTACGTGCATATTGTAGTACCTCTAACGTCCTGATTCTGTCCAACATTTTGAAGTGTTTAGCCGCCACTGGGGCGGTGATTAGCGCTGTTTTGTGCTGTTCATAGCACTTCAAGACTATTCAATTCAGAGCAATCGTTGAAGAATTACCCGTAAGGTAATATCATACTATTTAGGTAACTGCGGTTATCACCATCAAGGGCCACTGATGACGCTGTTATCATCAGTGGCTTTTTGTACCTTCACTGCACAGCCAGTGAAGTGTTGAGGAGACTAGCATGAGAACAGTAGCGAGAAGATCGATACAGACGATTGAGCGTCGGACTCAACTCGTCAGTTCTTTTGTTGACTCAAACACAGCAAACGAGTTCTTCGTGAGAAGACTGAGTGATCGTGTCTCCCCGGCACGTCAGCTGTTTATTGTGACATTGAACAATGAGGTTCGTGACGGTGACGTGATCCCGTTCGCTGAGATCGCCATGAACAAAGAAAAATTGCGCTATGTTGTGAAGCCAGCAGATCAGTATCCTCAGTATGTAAGCAGTAATCTGCTGAAGAAAATTGAAGCGGCAATTGCTCTATACATGCAGAAGAACTACAGGGAAATTAACTACCATTAAAAGGTTGCTGAATGGCTCCTGCGTTAATACCTTCATATAACAAGGACTTGAACATTACGCCATTTGGCGAAAAACGTCTTATTGAGTCATTCTATTTTTTCACTGCCGAGGCTGGCTTACTGAGGGCTGATGAGTACATTGTCAGTTCTGGTGAGTTTCAGTACTACTTGGATGTGTATCAACTGGGATGTTCCACCGACGACTTTTTTTTAGACTATGGCAGTGACCTTCTTGATTCGAAGGTTCCAATGCAGGATCTGGTCAATACCCTCTTGGGTCTTGATATGGTAGACGATAACAAAACGATAAGAATAGGTCGTATACAGTTCAACGACTTTAATTTTATCGAAGAGAACGGTCAGATGATGACCGGAAAGCAAGTGAAAAGCGCTGTTATCGCACAGGATTTCCAATCAGCAGGTTTGGCGCGTGAGATCTATAAAATGCTTGCGCGAAAGCATGAGTTTCTCATCTGCGATAACATTCAAAGTATTGCCGGTGGTGCTCTTTGGGCTAGTAGCATCATTCGAATTGCCGAGGTACGGATCTACAATTCACGCACGAAGAAATTTATGGACATACTTGGTCCAGGTGCGCGTGGAGTTTCAGGTACTTTGCCATGGAGTGCGAATGATCTGTCTGTAGATGAGATTGTTCGCTGGGGTCGTGCGTATGATGATGAAAACTGTTGTCGTCACATTGTACATGTTATCTGTAAGGACCGACTCATTGACGATCAATTTCATGATTATGTTTCGATAGGTGGCGCGACAGAATAACCATCAAAAAGACCCGGCATTTGCCGGGTTTTTTCTTCAAATCACTTCTTCATTCCAGATTCCATTGCGGTTTTCCCGTCGTATTCAGCCAGGTATTTACCGTAATTGCGGAACAGCATTTCCGGCCCCTTATGCCCCATCTGCCCGGCAAGCCAGAAAAGGTTTACACCCTGGCTAATGTGTCTGGTGGCGAATGTGTGGCGCGTCTGGTACGGGTTACGGTAGCGCACACCAGCTTTTTTCAGGGTCGGCACCCATGCTTTTTTACGGATAGCGTCGGCGTTCGTCCAGGGATCTCCCGTTTTCGGATCGCTGAATATGAACTCACTTTTCATAAAGGTGTATTGCTTCTGCGCCTGCAGGGCCGCCAGCGCCTCACTGTTCAGCTCCACCTTACGGGTACCGGCTTTTGTCTTGGTGCCTTTAAGTACCCCTACGACACTGGCCGCCTGTATGTGCGCTGTATTACCTATAAAGTCGATATCGGTCCAACGTAATGCGCATAGCTCAGAGCTGCGTAGCCCTGTATTGAAGGCGAAGCGGAACAGATTCTGCCATTCCTGATACTTGCAGTGCTGATATATGGCACTGGTTTCCGCAGGCGCAAACGGATCAACTTCGTAATCGTCGGCGTTCGGTTTACTGTCGACCACGTGATACCGGCTGGCGCTGACAAGAGTTACCGGGTTAATAGTCAACAGGCCATCAGTTACAGCCTCATCAATGGCGCTGCGCAGAAATGACAGGTTATTCCTGATTGTTTTCAGCTTAGTTTTTCGGCTGGCTATCCAATTTTTTAGTACCGCAGGCGTCAATTCTGTTACATGTAGTTTATGTAGTTCTGATAGTGCTGATAGACATTTTTCGTAACCGCCAATGGTTGACGGCGACAGATTGCGGTTCATGCAAATTTTCAGGTATTCATCAAGATAGGACTTAATATTTTTGGTTTTCTTTACTACACCGAATAACTCCAGTTTTTTGGAACTGGGGAAATATTTCGCATATTCAAACGTTCCGCTGGCGATCTGATTTTGTATCTCCCCTAGCAGGCGCTCAGCATATTTAATACCACGTGTATTTGCCTCAAGCCGAGACAGGGGCTCCCTGCAAAGAACCCCTTTATATGTGAAAGTGATAACTAGTGTTGAAGCAGTTTTATGCTTACGAATAGTTACTCCTCTTGGCAGAGATAATAATCCTTGTTCTTTCTTGCCCATTTTGAAACCTCTATTAAGTCGACCCAGCGTTCTTTAACTCCGTCGACTTTTAATACATGAACCCCTTCTTTCCATATTCCTCTTTGTATCCGTTTGTTAACGGCATCAACCGTTTCTCCCGCGTCGCGGCAGTAGGTTGATATAGGCACGCAATCCAGCCCCATACATCACCTCACATAACACTCAGCCCACGGCAGTGGCACCACACGTCAAACATTCGCTTCACAACTTCACGACAGTAGAAGCCGTCAACATCTCGCGTCAGGTCATAGCGATTGCCGTAACGCTGGTGGACCCATTGTTCAAATGCTTTATTCATTCTTTACTTCCTTTTTATGGCTCGTAATTTTTTCAGGTGCTTTTCCTGCTCAGTGTCCGCGAGAATTTTGCGGTACTCCTGGTGGTCAATATGTTCGAACAGGCAGTTTAACTCACCAATGCGTACCCGCCCGGATCGTCCGTCCATCCGTCGAAAGAACACTGAGTGCTCAGTGATGCGAGTAATCACCACGGGGTATCCGGCTCTGTCCGTGTATATCTGACCGCGTTGAATCAAAGCGAACATGTGGTTATCCCCATCGACAAATTGAGAACACAACAAACGCTACTGCGAATACCACCCCCAGAGTTACGATTGCATCAGGCCAGCTCATTGATTCACCTCCTGCGGCGTCCTGGTATTCGATTTTCATTCCGGATGCTCCTGAGCCACATTGAAATCGCCATGATCACGACAAGGCATCACAACAAATTCAGGATTGCCATACATTGAGTTGATGATGGAATCAAACTGAATTCTGACCGCTTGCCCGTCACCGGAGGAACGTAACTGGACGGGAATAAATTTACGCTCACGACCAAACATCTTCTCTGGATAACTCAGGTAACCCGCCTGGATCACCGGGTGTGTACAGAGGTCAAATTTTTTCGGAATGATGCGTTCCAAATCCGGAAAACAACCGTCCACCAATTTAATGCCGGTAATGGACAGCCGGCGCTGAAACTGGTCGCGATGAACAGGATCGGCTCTTTACTAAAAATCAGCTCTGTCGTTTCGGCTTTGGCCGGGACGCCACCTTCGAACTGGACAATGATGTTTTTCTTCGTCCGGATGCCGTGAGTCATGCGCAGTGCTACGAAACCATTGGTTGCCTCAATATGTTTTGGCGTGATGTGAAGACCGTTCAGGTAATAACGAACGTCGTTTTTAGCAGCGCACACCAGAGCGGCGCGAATAAGTTTTGACTGGATGATCATGCTTTATCCTCCCATCCGATTACCTGAAAAAGCCCCATCTTCGGGTGATACCAGCGTGTGCCGCGTGGTTCAGCCTCTGACATCATTTGGTGGAACGCCGCCATAAATGTCTCAAGCTCGACGACAGCCCTGCGAGACAACAGACCGTCCGGAGTCATAAATTCGTGCGTGTCGGTAGGGATGTGGTAGGCGTTGACCAGATTCCGACACTTGGCGTCACTCATTCCGCTTTTGGCTACCACCTGGCGGTAACCGACATATCCGGTGCGCATTGTGCCGCGTTTGATGTTCTCCACAGCTTTGGTGACCGTTTCGATCTTCTCTTCAACATGACTCAGGCGCTTCTGCTGGCGAACGGCATCGGCGGCCATTGCAGCGATCATCTCCATTTCCGTCAGCGGCGCGTGAGTTCGGAAATAGCTGTTAACCAGTTCGCGCTGAACCTGCCATGCAAGAGCATCGTTAAAAGGCTTCGTCAACATCAGGTAACCAGACTCGAAAAGAATGATCCCTTTGGCAGTTCGCGCGGCAAAGGCATCAGAAAGTGACTCCGTACGTATTACGTCCGCAGTCATTTCAAGAAAATCCACCCCTTCGATAAAGTGAGAACGGTTGCGGTTAAACGCAGCACGGGCGGTACCTTCCGGGCGCTGGTGGACGTCATCAATTATTGCAAATGTCACAACACGCTGACCGCGATATTCGATTACCGGAAACTGTTTGTTGTTGATGGTTACAATATTCATTTTTATCTCCAGACAGCCCGGCGTGTAATACCGGGCATATGTATTACTTAACCTGAATAAATGGTGTGTTGGCACCGCTGGTCATGTATTGCGGCAGTGTACCGTTCCACTTGTTGATGGCTTCCAGCTCCATAACACCGGGGTTCTGGCGCAGAGCTTCACCGCGTAAACGAATAGCATCGGCTTCGGCCTGGGCTTTTGTGCGAATCGCATCTGCCTGTCCGGCAGCTTCCGCGCGCAACATGTTGGCTTCCGCTTCGCGCTGTTTTACTTCCTGCTCGCGTTGCAGGGTTTTCTGGTTCGCCGTGACTTTGGCATTAATGCTGTCGATAACAGTAGGCGGGTACTCCGGCTTACCCACATATGAGAGGCTCATTACCTGAATACCGATGGGCGTCATTTCTTCCTGAATGTCTTTAAGAGCTGCATCCAGCAGCTCAGACTTGCCGCCGTCGATAAATTTGTCGGTGGTCATTTTGCTGGCCAGTCGGTTGAGTGCGTCGGCTATCTTCTGGCGCAGGTCGGTGTCGGTAATGTCGTCCACGCCTTTGCGGTAGGTCTGAAAGACTGTGGTAACTTTGGATGGATCAACTTTGTAGGCCACGCCGATGTGATAGCCGATGGTTGTACCGTCACTCATCTGGAAACTGAATGGATCATCGTAGGTCTTCATCTGCTTAAAGGTCGGGAAGATGTAAACCTCAGTGTTCCATCCCGTCCAGTAGCGCCCAACACCGACCACTTCACCGACGCCTTTATCGTCGCCCAGTTTGTTTACTTTGATGCCCACATTACCAGGCTCAACGCGATCGCAACCGACAAGGCCAATGGTCGGCAGAACAAGGGCTAAAGCAAAAAGTAATTTTTTCATCTTTTATCCTTAGAAAAAGAAAGACCCTTATAAATGGCATAAATGCAGGGCGGGGTCAGACACGCCAGAGCAAAGCCAGAAATCACTGCTACCGTATCCTTCATTGATATGAGGGCCGGAACGATTAATCCGTAAATACATGTGATAATTGCCAGTGATATAACTATTCTGAAATAAATGTTCATGGTCCTCCTGATGTATTCGGCTTGCCTTATTTAATTGCGTCATGGTTAATTTCGTTTACGTCAGAATGGTTTTGTTGCCATCAGTTCGTAATATCCGGCGCTCCATGTGTCATATTTTCTGAACCATTTTTCTGTATACTGTTTCCTGGCGATGAGTCTGCGCAGTCGTCTGATTGTTCGCTGGTGTGCGCGGGTATACTCTGTGGTTGATTCTCCACGTTTCCATATCTCATTCCTGTTGAAGATAAAACGCTTGTCAGGATAGCGTTGTCGGAATCCTGAACGTTCAAAAGCGCGGGTGGTCATAAAGAATGCCAGGTAACGAATTGCCGTTTTTCGGGTGAGGCATTTTTTTGTTCTTCCGTGGCGTGTTACAAAAAATAACGGGCCGACGGGTGTATCATGTTTCTGTAATGCCTGGTCAATGGTGCTGGCGGTGCGGTTGTCGATCATTTCTTTATTTCTCCCGAATAACGTTCATGACTCATTACTTCCCAGTTCCGGCCGTCGTCTTTCGATAACAGCCGCCAGCGACGGTTAACCTTCAGACTGAGATATCCGGTGCGCTGTATCCGATGCGGAAATATCCGTCGGCATCGGTACAACAACAGGACCTGCAATGCCTGCCGGTGGATCCGCTCAGGAATGCGTGTTGCTGTTAATGCCACCGGTTTCCTCCTGAGCAGGTGCTGTTATCTGATACCCCGCTCTTTCTGCCAGCCGTATGAATGTATCCATGCTGGCAATCAGCTCGCCATCGCGGACTTTGCAGACACCTGTGACTTGGCCATTTTCAATTGTCATAACGATCTGCACTTTTTCGTGCACAACAGATACAGGGGATAAATTAGCCATCAGTTAATTCCTCCGCTGATATATTTTTCTTTCGCGTAATCAATAACCTCTTGAAAAAGGTTGTCTATAATTAACTTTCCGGTTTCAGTCAGGTATTCAGTATGTTGATTAATCCCGATAGCATTCTGGTATGCAGTGTGGATTTCGGTTTCACCCTCCACCCGGCCCAATTCACCACGGGTAATACCTTCGAAGCGTAACAGCAACTGGTTTATAAACTGTTCAGTTATTTCTATGGTCGTAATGTTCCCATCCGGAAGGTCAACAATAAGCAGATTACCACCTGTTTTACGTTTTATTCGATGGAGTGCCGCAACAGCTATACGGCGACGATATGTATTAATGGGTTCATGTGTCATTTGTTATTTCCCGTATGCTTTCCTGAGAAACAGTATTGCAACTGACCAGTATCCTGCATTAGCCATTAATAATGCGGTTTTATAAGCACTTCTGTTTTTCATGCATCACCACCATTTTCAGGTTGTGGAAATTCCCGACCAGAGACCGTTATGTTTTTATGGGGGATTGTTTATTGAGTTTTCTTTATTCGTTGCGCAGTGTGTCGATATACGCGTAAGCCATTTCACAGGTTTTATTCATGGAGCGAATGAGGCAACATAAATAATCGTCTGTCTCTCCTGAGTCGGGCGAATTCTTAAATATAAATTCAAGCATTGATGTATTCTCTTTTATTTGTGCTGCCACTTCCTCAAGAATATTTAATGGAGTTTTCATGTTCTTTGCTCCTTAAATGCATCGCATGCGCTTCTGGCGTATTGTTGTGCCAGTAAAAAGATATCATCCGAAAGTTCATCACATTCTTCATCACCGGAAGCCGAAATGATTAACCCCGCTTCAAGCAGTACGGCAATGTGATGAAAAGCTGTCTCCGGTTCGTTGGTAAGGCCTTTGAACATTTTCATCTTATGCTTCCTCCTGATTTTGTTTATAAGCATCAGTCAATAACAACATTGGATCACAGCCAAGAACATTAGCCAGAGGGATAAGCATGCTGATGGTTGGTTCGTACTCTCCGCTCTCCCACTGGATGATAATTTCTTCATCGAGATCGAGCAGCCTAGCGAGTTCGGCGGTTGTTAAGCCGCAGGTTTCGCGTTGGGTGCGAATCCGATTCTGGGAATTAATAGCTAAATTTTGTTTGCATAAACGTGACGCGGTGAGGCTATATTTTTGAGTTACAGCCAGGATGGAGCTGGCAAGTTCAATTAACTCAGGGTTATTGCTGCTATACAGTAGTGCACCAGTCCCTACTAAGAGCTGAATATTCTCAAGAGCATCGTGCTGATTTGTTGGTAATCCCATATACGATGACATTTTTCTCATCCTCTATAATTGCTTTGGTGAGTTCGATACCTATGTCAAGATAATAGGTTTACCGATTTCACCTGTCAATCGGTTTATCGATTTTTTCCCAAAAAAAAAGCCCACTTAAGAGTGGGCGGGTTAAATGATTTTTGCTTATGCAAAACGGTGTAGTGTCATAGGCCAACTGACAATTACTTTTCCGTCAATGTGAAGTTGTTCGAAGTCTTCCGGTTCGATAGCCCAATCCTTGTAAGCTGGGTTGTCAGATATCACCGTTAGAGTATCTTTGATTTTTTGAAGTCTTTTGATGTGCGATGTTCCAGAGTATGTAAAGGCGTATATACCATCACCATTAAATGTGCGAACTGATACATCTACAAATACCAAGTCTTCAGGGTCTATTGTGCCTTTCATACTGTCGCCGTGGGCGTTTATTGCTTTGATTGCTGATGCTGGTCTGCCGCCAAAAACTCTTGATGCGTATCCTGGTTCTATCGCTATAGATCTGACAATATCAGGAAAATCAGAGTTATAACTACCAGGTCCGCAACTATATCTGATGTCTAAAACATCCACGACATACGAATCAGTAACCCAATCTTCAGAAATGTTACGTATTTGGTGTGAGTCTGCAGAGGTCACGATTTCCATTGGGCCAACACCCGATGCGAGCCATTCCGGGTTAACGCCCAAAACTTTTGCTATTTCGACTGTTTTTCTGGAACCGTTGGCTTTGTTAAGTAGTTGATTAACACTGGACTGAGCCATACCCACTTCTTTGGCCAGCCTACCTTGCGTAAATTTTGCGTTGCGCATAGCTAAATCAAGTCGTTCTGAAAATGTCATTGCGATTTTCCTCCCCTCTCTATCTTGGCTAGTTTATCGGCTTTCCGATAAATATTCTAGGTTTAACGTTGAATATCGCTTTTCCTGTTGTTATTATGCGTTCAATAGGAGATGCGATTATGAAACATAAAGCCATAGAGAAAGCTATTGAGATTCTTGGAAGTCAGCAAGCCTTAGCCAAGCGATGCGGAAAGGCCCAGTCAACAGTCTGCGATTGGTTGAACTGCAAGAACAAGATTTCACCAGAATTTGTGCCGTTATTGGTTGCAGCTGTCGACGGAAAGATCCAAGCGTATGAATTTCGGCCAGACCTACCAGAGCTTTTTCCACATCCAAGCTTAGCGCGCACGGGGGAGGTGAAGGGCTTGTATGTCCCAGAATTACGTTCAGACAGAGATGCCATCTAGGTACTGCCAGGCAGACGAAGAGTGGATTCAGCAGCAGTTACAGGGGCTGCCTCCGTCACTGAGACGGAAGGTTGCCCTGAAATATGCGGAGGTATACGAAATCACTTTTGACGCTGAGCCTGTTTCATTCCGCAAGGAGAACAGAGCAAGGCACGAAGCAAACACAAGGCTCCGCCTGTTTGTAAGAAATCAGGGCAGAGCTTTACAGGGGTATACAGCCGAACCTCCCCTGGCTGGATCGCAATCGCGCTCCTCATTGTTTCGGGTTTAAAGGTACCCGAACAGAAGCAGGCTTAAAGGTGCCTGTTCAGGTTGGCAACCAACTGACCCAACTCCTCATGTGTACTAGGGAAGTAGTACGTTTTTATGGGGAAGAGGGTAAGGGGGGTAAGGGGGGATTGGGTGTTGGGGCAGGAATAGGGTCTTTTCCAACAGGAGAGATCCATTGGTTAAGTAGATCACTGTCTTAAGGGCGCAATTTAAAAAAACGCCCGTATCAGCAAGGTAGTACAAAGCGCTCAGGCGCTGAGAAACGAAAAGGGTTCTTCCTGGAAGAGTGATTTTTCAGAGGAGCTGAATCAGAAGGGAGGCTGGCAGCCTTTGGGGAGGCCACCAGCCATGTGAGGGGGAATCCATGAAAACCACATCACAAAATTATTATCTCATCAGCACGGGAGCTGCACAATGGAGCTGACGATCACGCCGAATTTTGCACAGGAACGAGCGTTAAACATGTTGCGCCGTGACTGGAAGGCAAACGACACCTTCATGGTTTACTCGCCAACAGGTAGCGGTAAAACGGGTCTGGCAGCCTTCATAGTTGCTGGTTTTGTCAGCCGTGGTATGCGTGTTCTGTTCTGTGTTCCGTACACCATCCTGATTGGTCAGACGGCTAATCGGTTCGTGCAGTATGGTTTACCTGGAGATGAAATCGGTTATATCTGGGCGGATCACCCGAACTACGATCCGGACCGGAAAATTCAGATTGCCAGCGCTGACACGCTTATTCGTCGTGTTTTTCCTGAAAATATCGATCTGCTGATTATCGACGAAGCGCACCTGCGTAAAAAACGCATCCTGAAGGATATCGAACGTCTGCGCGGCAAAGGCGTAAAGGTGATTGGCCTGTCGGGTACTCCGTTTTCTCCGTTCCTGGGCAAATACTATGACCGACTGATTAAGCCGACCACCATCGGCGAGTTAATCCAGCGTGGCGATCTGAGTAAATACGAATTTTACGCGCCAACTAAGCCGGATCTGAAAGGTGTTAAAACCACATCTTCGCTTGAGTACGGCCGCGATTACAACGAAACACAGCTGGCTGAAATCATGTGCGGCTCTACGCTGGTGGGCGACATCGTACAGAACTGGCTGGAGAATGGTCGGGATTTACCTACCATCGCTTTCTGCGTCAACGTAGCTCACGCCAATTATCTGACAATCCAGTTTAACCTGGCGGGTGTTAACGCTGAGGTAATGACCGCCGACACTCCGGTAGATGAGCGCCAGACCATCATTCACCGCTTTGAAACCGGTGCAACGAAAATCATCGTTAGTGTGGGCGTTCTGGTGGCCGGCTTTGATAGTGACGTTCGTTGCATCATCTACGCCAGGCCAACAAAAAGCGAAATTCGCTGGTTGCAGGCTCTCGGGCGTGGGCTGCGCACCGCACCGGGTAAAGAGTCCTGCCTTATCTTCGATCACAGCGGCACCGTGCACCGTTTGGGTTATCCGGATTCAATCGAGTACGACGAGCTTCCCGGTAAGTCTGACGGCATGGAGGAAAGCGCGCGCCGGGCAGTTGAGGAACGGGCCGAAAAACTGCCACATGAATGCCCTCAATGCCACTACATGAAGCCAGCAGGCGTCTATGTTTGCCCGAAATGTGGACACAAGCCGCTGCGAGGTGAAGACGTTGATACTGACACTAGCCGCAAACTTAATAAGCTGGGTAAAAATCAGCATCAGTCGACGAAGGCAGAGAAACAGTCCTGGTGGAGTCAGATCAAATTTTATCAGCGCCAGCGTGCTTCGCTGGGGCGTCCAGTCAGTGACGGATGGTGTGCTCACACTTTCCGGGAAAAGTTCGGTGAGTGGCCTGACGGACTGAGTAACTTTCCGATGGAAATTACCCCTGAGGTAAATAACTACATCAGACACAAACTGATCCGGTTTGCCAAAGGCCACCAGCGGGTTCAGAAGGTCACTGAAAACGCACAAACAACGATTGATTTATCTCAGGAACGTGATGAACGACGTGAGATACCGGCAGGCAGTGAGGCCTGGCGCATCATGCAGGCAAAGCACCAACTCCAGAAAAATATAAACAGTCTGAGTCAGTAAGATGAAAACAGCAGATGCAGCGAAAGGCCGCTGGCCTGAAATATTAGAGCACTTCGGTCTGCCGCCGATAACCGGAAAAAATCACTTCAAGGGTGAATGCCCGGTATGCGGTGCACGTGGCAAGTTCCGAATTGACGACCGCGACGGTGCAGGAACGTGGATCTGTGTATGTGGTAGTGGCGATGGTATGAAACTTGTCACCCTGACACAGGCGAAGCCATTTAACGAGATTTGTACCGAAATAGACCGCCTGATCGGTAATGATTACCAACGGGTTAAAATCCCGGTAACCAGCAGCGCCACCAGCTTACGCAAACGGGTATTGAGCAAGTTTTCAAAACTGGAGGCACTGCGTGGTACATCCGGCGCAGCGTATCTTAATTCTCGTGGAATATTCAGTCTTCCTGCTGAGGCGATCCGGTTCAATGCCAGGCAGAGACACAACGGGAGTGTGTTCCAGTCTCTTTATTCACTTGCTACGGACGATAAAGGGGAGTTGTGCTATCTGCACCAGACTCTGCTTGATGGTGATAAAAAAGCAGATATCGGTAGCAGTGCAAAGCGCCTCAAATCCCTGCAGGAAGATAACTATTTGGATCACGCTCGTTCTGTAGCTATCCGCATGTTTCCTGTCGCCAGCACTCTGGGTATCGCCGAAGGCATCGAAACAGCGCTGTCAGCGCACCAGATTTATAACGTGAACACCTGGGCAACCATTAACAGCGGCTTTATGAAAAAGTTTCGCGTACCAGCTGGTGTTCTGCACCTGATTATTTTTGCCGACCGTGACGAGAACAGCGCCACCGGGCTGGCTGCGGCTTGCGAATGTGCTCATGCCAATCTGATGGCAAAGAATGACCTGCAGCGCGTGAGCGTGTACTGGCCGGATCACGATGATTTCAACAATATGCTCATGAACGGTGATCAGGTTCGAGAGCTGGTTTTCCATAAGAAAAAGGCGGTTGCGTAATGCGTACTGATAATAACGAACATAAAGCACTATTCACCATCCCGACGGCAGCGTACAGCTCCGCCCTCGCAAACATCAAGCCCCTGCCAGAGCAACGGAGAATCACCGGGCATAAGCAGACTGATGCTTATCTTTGGGTGCTGGAGGTTATCCGTCTGAACGAACCCGCACATCTGGATGCTGCTGAGGCTGCGCTGGTGAAAATTAAAATTTCCCCAAAAGAGGCTCAGGAACGCTATTCGCGTTATCTGCTGGCGAATGGTTACGAACCTTTCCAGGTTGCGTTCGGCATCATCGGCATGGATAACCCTGCGCAGGTTATCAGGAACGCCCGGGAGAACATCAAAAAAGCGGCATCAGTCAGGGCTACGTTTGGTAGCTATGAAGCAGCGCTCGAAGATGTGGAAGCAGAGCGGGTCATCAGGTCTTCCCAGAAATTTATCAACGATCATCTCTGGGGCTGGACTGCGGCAGAGAAAAAAGCCGGAAGCATTGGCGGCAGCCGCATGAACGAAATTGATGAACAGCGTCGGGCATTTGTTGATGGATATCGCGATGTGCTGCCTGAGCCTTATACGCTGTCTGATGTTGTTCGCGAGTTCGTTTACTGGGACTGGCTCTACAGTGTTCGCCACACTGCAACTAAAGAACAGGGCGATGAGTTTGGTTACTCTGAGCATCACGAATCGGTATATGACCGGGAGCGCTACCTTGAAAAATTGCTGGCAACCATCAAACCGGTGACACGCGCTGAAGCCGTGGAGGTGTGCCGCTGGTTTCTGGCAAGTGGTAAGGGTGAATGCATGGAAGACGACGGTGCAGCGGTCATTCTCAATCTGGTTGGTGAGTGCGAATAATGCGTGATATTCAGATGGTTCTCGAACGCTGGGGGGCATGGGCGGCAAGTGGTAACGCCGGGGTGGACTATTCTCCGATAGCTGCTGGATTTAAAGGCCTTTTACCATCCACCGCTAAACCTCGCCCGGCCTGCAGCGATGATGACGGCCTTATCATCGAAAACTGCCTTACGCGCCTGAAGAAGAAAAAACCGGACGAGTATTCGCTGCTGGTAGCTCATTATCTGCTGCGCATATCAAAAAGGCAGATTGCCAGAACAAGAAAGAAGAGCGAAAAGGCAATACGAATTGAGATGCAGATTGCTGAAGGATTTATTGACGGATGTCTGTCGATGCTGGGTGTAAGGCTGGAGATGGACGACTGGCTGCCCAAAAAAGTAAAAAATGATTAGCGCGGTCCGCAAAAAGTATGTCAGTATGTTAAGAGTGGTTACTACGCCACACAGCTTAAACCCGCCGCGAGCGGGTTTTTTTATGGCTGAAATCGGTCCAGTACAGTAAACGCGCTGGCGGCGGTGAATACCGGTCTTTCAGCTTGCTGGCTTTTTCGACAAGAGTTATTGGTGTGTCACGTTAACCGGAAAAAGGAAAGTTTGAGAAACGCGATCTGGCACAGGCGGTTATTAATGCTGCCTACCTGGTGGCCTGTGCAGATGGTGAATGTGAGGCTTCCTAGAAAGCGAAGATCGAACAGGTACTGCGTAATCAGCCAGCGCTGTCCGCGTTTACGTCAGAAATTAATGCGATTAGCGCAACCATTATCGGTCAGCTGGATACGAACTTTAAAATTGGTCGTCGAGCGACATTGCGTGAAATTGAAGATGTGAAACACGATACGCGTGAAGCGGAAGATGTGCTGGATGTGGCGGTGGCTATTGCGGAGGCAGACGGCGAAATTGAGCCGGAAGAGCGCAAGGTTCTGGAAGAGATTGCCGGTGTTCTGGGTCTTCGTCTGGAGAATCACCAGTGACGGTAAAACTGCGCCTGGCTGTGGCTGCACTCCTGCTGTTTCTGGTGGTGATGGTGGATTTCACCAGCAGAATCATGTCGGTGCTGGCGGATGGGGTGCTGGTCTGCGGCATTGTGGTATTGCTGTGGCCGGTGATAAAAAGAAACAGCCTGCATAATGCTTGATTTTTTTGTTTACTGTTTATTAAAAATACTACTGCATGGTGAATCCCCCTGTGCGGAGGGGCAATCAGCAACCAGGTATATGTGATAATCGCGGATTCAGGTGCTGATACTGAATTCACCGGGAGGCACCCGGCACCATGCAAGAAAAAGAATGTGCATGCAAACATGCCCCTCTCCGGAGGGGCATTTTTTATGGGTAAAAAATGCCCGAATGGGTTCGGGCAATAGCATGAGATACTGATATTGTTGTGTTGTTATCGTGTGGATTTTAACCAGGGTTTATCAGGCTGCGCAACTGCGTGGCCTTTTTTCATTTCTTGGGCTGTAGTCCCCGTGTGTCATTCAGGCTTCCGGACTACAGCCCACTCCATATCTGATTTAATACACTATCCCGGCCGGGAGGAATAATGACATTTAAACATTATGATGTTGTCAGGGCGGCGTCGCCGTCAGACCTTGCGGAAAAGCTGACACACAAACTGAAAGAGGGCTGGCAGCCGTTTGGTAGTCCGGTGGCCATAACCCCTTATACCCTGATGCAGGCGATTGCAGCAGAAGGTGATGTGGTGGTCAGTGGTGCAACTGAGCCGGATTGGTACTACGTCATCGTACTGGCCGGGCAGTCCAATGCAATGGCTTACGGTGAAGGGCTTCCGCTTCCGGATTCATACGATGCTCCGGATCCGCGCATTAAACAGCTGGCGCGCCGCAGTACAGTGACGCCGGGTGGGGCTGCCTGCAGATATAACGATATTATTCCGGCCGACCACTGCCTGCATGATGTGCAGGATATGAGTACGCTGAATCATCCGAAGGCAGACCTGAGCAAAGGGCAGTACGGCTGTGTCGGCCAGGGCTTACATATTGCCAAAAAACTGCTTCCGTATATCCCGAATAACGCGGGGATCCTGCTGGTACCATGCTGTCGTGGTGGT